GCGACGATGTTGGAAAGGATATCAGCATCCGGATTTGTGGTCGAAGATGTAATACAAACGTTGGTAGACCTGGGTTTGGTTCTAAGGGTTGTGGAAGGACATGTAAAAATTGTCGATTCCACAACTGTGAAGGACGTACACGAGCCCAGCATGAAATCAACGAAAGTGTTGCCGAAGATTACGATCGAATGAAGGTATTAGGTCCAGCCATGAGTGATTATGGTTGGCCCAAGACTGACATTGAAGCTATTGATGAATCTCTTTGTTATCATTCTTGCCGTTTTCAGCAATCCGTAGATCAAGTAGACATTCATTTTTTTATAATAAAATACCAACTATTGTAAATGCCCTTGAGAGACTTTATTGTTCAACAAAGGTCAGGTACACTGGATGGCCGAGGGATTTCCATAAGTTCATTAGAGAATCAGTTGATTGGAATTCTTCTCCTGGTTGGCCTTGGAAGCAACAATTTCCGACTAACCGAGACCTTTTCATGTTTGATGGAGTTAATTTATCACATGAACGAGTCTTGATGGTCGAAGCTGCTGTTATTCAACGTTGGATCGATTTGGAAAAGGGTTGTAAAGCTGATCCTATACATGTTTTTGTTAAGGAAGAACCTCATAAAAAGATAAAAATAAAGGATAAGGTTTGGCGTTTGATCTCGGGCGTGGGTTTAACCGACTCGCTCGTAGACCGTATTTTGTACGGTAATTGGTTAGATAAAATGATTGAAAATTGGTCTGAAATACCATCCAAGGCCGGTTGGACCCCACAATTAGGTGGGTTCAAATGGTTAGCGAAAGCTTTCCGTTGTAAGGAACCTATCTCTATTGATAAGTCATCGTGGGATTGGACTGTAAATTCTTGGCATGTTCAAGTATTAATGCGTCTTATTCCACGTATGATTTTCGATCGCCAGTACGATGGTTGGGATACCGTTTTTAATAATAGAATGTTATCCTTATATGGTGCTGGGAATGTGGTGTTTAAACCTGCTTGTGGTTGTGAGTTCACACAATTGATTGATGGCATTCAGAAATCTGGGTGCTTGGGAACAATTGCGTTCAATTCAATTCTCCAGGTTGCTATTCATTTGGCAGCTGGCGGATTGGAAGAGGATCTTATTTTCAGTTTGGGTGATGATACCGTACAGGAAAGACCTAAGAATATACCATTAAATCTCTATCAAGATAATTTGAGGAAAACTGGAGCCATCGTAAAGGAAACTGACGAAGGC